GCATTATAACCTACGGCAACATTATAGGATTCTGTATCAAATCCATCACCAGCCCCATATCCAATTAAAGTATTTTGGTCGCCTGTGGTTAGAGCCGTACCAGCTTCATCGCCAACTGCTACGTTGTAGTTACCGCCTGACGTAATTGAATTACCTGCATTAACACCTGCAGCAAAGTTAGATGTACCTGCTGTTTTCTTTTGTATGTCAGCAGTAAATACTGCATTACCAACAACTGTCACAGTAGATGCAAAGTGAGCAGCCCCTCCAACTGATACAGTGCTTTGTAGATTACTAGCACCAACTACTGTACATGGACCTAACACATGTAAAGCTCCTGATACTGATACAGCATCATCAAATGTAGATTTACCTGTTGTAAATAAAGTTCCACCTATAGATGTATTACCTGCTATATCAACATTACCTGATACAGATACTGCATCTTCAAAGACTGCTGCACCTGCAACTGTTACTGTTGAAGCAAAGTGTGAAGCCCCACCTACACTCAATGTTGATGCTAGGCTAACTGCACCTGTTACACTCAGAGTCCCACCTACTGATACATTGCCACCTACAGCTAAGTCACCTGATACAGACACATCACCATCGTAGGTAATCCCACCTGCAGCAAAGAACGTACCACCTACTGATACATTACCAGCTACATCTAAATTACCACTTACAGATACACTATCTTCAAAGATTGCTGAACCAGCTATTGTTACTGTAGAGTTAAGTTGTGTAGCTCCACCTACAACTAATGCACCAGAGACTGATACATCATCTTCAAACTCTGCTTTACCTGTAATATTGCTTGTACCACCTATAGATGTATTACCTGTAACATCAAGTGTACCACCTACTGTTACATTACTTTTTAAAGCTGCAGCACCTACTACTGTTACAGTAGAAGCAAACGTAGCTGCACCTCCTACTGAAGCAGTGCTTTGTAAATGAGTAGCCCCTACAATAGTTGTAGTTCCTCCTACTATTAAATTACCTGATACAGAGACATCATCTTCAAATTCTGCTTTGCCTGTAATATTACTTGTACCACCTACTGATAAATTAGCAGATACAGCAAAGTTACCTGCAACTCTACTATTAACAACAGATGCAGTAATATTAGTTAAGTTAGAACCATCTCCATAATAAGCAGATGCACATACTCTTGCATTAGCAGCCTGTAGATTAGTTCCCCCTATAGTAACAGTACCATCAACATTTAAATTACCAGCTACAGATACATTACCAGCAGCCTTTATATTACTTACAGATACATCACCTGATATTTGAGGTCCACTAATATTAGTTATATTAGAACCATCACCGTAGTAAGCAGATGCACAAACCTTTGCATTGGCAGCTTGTACATTAGCTCCTACTATTGTTACTGTACCTCCTACAACAAGACCACCACTGACTGATACATCATTATCAAATGTGGCTGCGCCTGTTGCCATTAGTGTTCCACCAATAGAAGTATTACCAGCTACATCCAAGGCACTTTGTATTGATACATCAACTGGTGTTCCCGCCGCTGAAGTAGTAAATTCTGTTTTTGTACCAAATGTAGAAGCACCAAGAGCTTTAAATGTACCACTGACTGATACATTATTTTTAAATGTAGCAGCACCTTCTACTGTAACTGTAGACTTAAAGGTAGCTGCACCAACAGCCGTTACAGTGCTTTGAAGCTGTGTTGCTCCTGATACTGTTACTGTAGAACCAAACTGTGCAGCACCACCAACTGATACAGCGGCCTGTAAATGAGTAGCCCCTACAATTGTTGTAGTACCACTGACATAAAGATTACCACCTATAGTAGCATTACTAACTGATATATTACCTGCAATCGTAGCAGTAACACCTGTAATGTTAGAACCATCGCCGTAGAAGGCAGATGCACAAACTTTATCATCAACATGGATATTACCATCAAGAGATACGTTACCTGTTACAGCAAGAGTCCCTGTAAACTTAGCTGCGCCTGTAGCAAGCTGGAAAGAACTATCAGTTCCATCTCCAGTTTCAATAGTTTGAAGACCAGCACTTACGCCAGTATTAGTACTTACACCAACTCTTAGTAGTTGTTTATAAGTATTAGCAATTGTTTTTCCGGTTAGTTCTGTCATATTAGGTTCCAATACTTGTCTGTGTCTTCCCAATTAGTTGTAGCTTCTGACCATGTTAGGTTCCTGCCGCCTGTGTCAGGGCGTGGGTCACGTATTGCAGGGTTATCTCTAACGTCAGGTATTTTATTCTGTGGATGGTTCTTTAAATCAAACTGTCCTTCAAAGTCTTCAGGACATACCAACATACCATAGCTATTAAAACGCATTATTCTATGTGGATAAACAAACCCACATGTATCACACATAGCCAGTGCATTTTTATTACTTGCCATTATACATACCTTAGTCTAGGCACAACTTTCATAGTTGATCGTTCTCTGTCTTCTTGGAAAGCTCTAGCTAATAATTCTTCATAATTAGTTTTTAACATTTGTATTCTACCTGCCTCTACACCGGGACGTTTCATTGACATATAGTATGCCAAGCCACAAGTTAGGGGTGGTAGGAAACGTGTAGGCATGTCTGCATTCTGTCCAGCAGATTTATCTATATCTTGTAACTCACTAATGCGTTCAATCTTCATTATGTCAGTAGAGTTTTCAGGTATAGGCCATACCGAAAGAACAGGGTTATCTCTTCCCCTGCGTATAGAATACTGAGAAGGTCTGCCTGTTTGTGTTTTATTAGGTATTAGTAAATATTCTTCAGGTGAGATACGTTCTAGTTGTAGGTCTGTACTGTCTCTATTGAGTACAACCTCAAGAGCATCTATAGTAGAACTACTAAGATCATAGGTTGTTGTACTTGCTGCAACAGTAACAGCAGTAGTCTCTGTAGTCCAGAGAAGAACTCCTCTGTTCTGCCAATCTTTTAACATAAGATTTATAGAACGTCTAGCCGAAGCAGGTTCATGACCAAGGGTTTGTTCTCCCCCAATCATCTCAGTTGCTTCTTGGATTACTTGATCTATATCAAGATTAAAATTATATGTGCCTGATACTGCCATTATGTCCTATACTTTCTTGTTTTCTTAGCTATTTTTTTTGGCTGCTTCACGAACTGCTTCCCTGCAGCAGTCCCTTTTCTCTTTGCTTTGGTGGTCGCTGCATATTCCTTTGATGACAGTGCCTTGATTGCTTTCTTGGGAAGATACCGTTCTCCTGTCTTGCCACTTGGTTTGCCTGACTTGGTTGTCCATTTTTGCTTTGTCCATTTTGATAGTTTATTACTTGGTTTTTTCTTACCTGAGTAAGTACCACCTGCATCTTTGTAATACTTAGTTGCTAGTTGCATTGCCCTTGCTGAATGTTTACCACCCATTTTAGCCTTGGCTCTAGCTTTAGCAGCAGCCCATTTCTTAGGATCACGCTTCTTGGCTATTGCCATTATTTTCCTACTTTCTTCATTGCCTCTTTATGAGCAGCACCAAAAGTTTTTCCACCTCTCATCGCCTTTTTCATACTAGTCATGTGTTTTGCAGTATGATGTTTTGCATGTCTTTTTAAAGCTTCTCTTTGCCTTATCGTAAGAAGATTAGAAGTTGGCTTCTTTTTTGGTCTTCCTACTTTAGAACCATATGTACCTTTACCTTGTGGCATTAACACCTCCACCTTTTTCTAGCTTGTCTTAATCTGCTATTAGGATTTTTAGCAGCCTTGGGAAACTTCTTCATTTGCCCTGCTGATCTAGCACAATATGATTTGCGTCTTGATGCACGTTTACCAGTAGGTTTCTTTTCAGTAACAGCAGTCTTTAATTTAGAACCGGGATTTTTACGTCTATATGCAGCTACACCTTTCTTGGTCATACCAGCACCAGACTTGGTAGGACGTTTATGACCACCACCTATGGTCAGTCCTTTCATACCTGTCCCTTTTCTTTTTGTTTTACGTGCCGCCACTATATTGCCCTTGGTTCATAATTATAAGGATTCCGTTCTGCTATAGAACCACCTTTCTTTATTTGTCCTCCAGTATATTTAGCAATAATCTTACGATAAACTGGATGTTCTTTATTACGTAATTTAATTGTACCCACTTGATCTTGTAAATCTATAGTACCTTTAGCTGTTGGTCGTAATCTAGGTTCTGTTTTACTTTTAGGATACGTTTTTAAATTAGCTCCTTTTGAAAAATCACTTTCAAGAGTAAAGTAATGTTTACCTTTGTGAACAACAGAAACTAATGTATTAATAGATTCTAAATTTTTATCTTTAATATTAATCCATTTCCATCCTGCTTTATTTCCTTTTTTAGTTGGCTTAACTAGATTAACAAGAATATCAGTATTTCCTTTTCCTAGAGTACCAACTTCAGAAACATCTAATTTACTAACATTAAATGATGCCATTGGTCTTCCACCTTTAATACCCATTTCTGGAACAATCTTAATATTAGCGGCACCTACATTTTTTCCAGTTAATATGTCTTTAGTTTTTGGATTAATATACTCACCACCCGCTTTAAAATCAAGACCTTTTTCTTTTAAATTAGCTTGATTAACAGGCATAACAGGTATTATATCATCTTGATTATTTAATAATTTTCGTAAGCCCTTATATCCACTTTTTCCTATTGTATAACCAGCAGCGGCTCCGGGAAGACCACCAACACTACCAGTAAGTCCTCCAGCAATTCCTAATAGTTCTGCAAGAACATCTGCACCACCTTCACTACCACGTTTTTGAACACCAGTAACAAAACCTGAACCGGGAAACATTTCTGCAATAGGTTTAACAACACTTGCTGCTCCTTCTAAACTTTGAAGTCCTACCTCTGGTAATTTTCTTGCAGGTAAAGTAGGTTCCACTACCTCCTGTCTTGCTTCAGCAGGTGGCATATAATCAAGTGGTATATTAATACGTCCTCTAGCCATTTTAATCTTTCATATTACTTTTTTTTCTTTTGACTGCCATATGTATACTTATACTTTTCTTTTAAATAATTTACTAGTGCTTCCCAATAATCATCCCAATATGTGTAATCTTTTTTAACAGGTCTAATACAACTCTCATCTATTAAACTATAATCATCTTCACCTAAATCTACAGATTCTCTATATCGTTTTAAAAAATCTTCATCAACCATTAAAATCCTCTAAGGGCTGCTCCTTGACCACGAAGACAAATACGTTTCTTTGATTTAGTTTTCTTCATTTTCTTTTTAATGCTACCACCTTTTTTTAAATCATATCCTTCTATATAATTCTCAAGGGGTATCTCAGCATCTGCAAAAGCTTCTTCAGTTCCTACTATATCTCCAGTAACACTTTTAAAAAGTTTATTATCAAGACCGGGCATCTCTTTTTTCTTACCCGTTAATCCTTTTACAAAATCAGATATAGCATCACTTTGTTTTGTTTTTTTAAACTTAGGAGCAGAACCTGTACGAACTTTACCTATATCTGGTACTTTTAATGGTGCTTGATTTCTACCTTTAGATAGTATTTCTTTTTTCTTATAATCAAAAGGACGCCTTTTAGATTTAGTAGATTTAAGTGCCATGCTTAATCCTCTACTTTAAAGCCTTTACCTTGTTCATAGTCTTCTTCAACTACAACATCTTGAGGTGGGCCTTTTACATCTGGTCCTTTTCGTGCTGCTCCATATCCTTGTCCAGTAGGTTTTCCTACTATCTGATCTAGTGGAATGCTACGATCTATTAGTGTATGTGGTCCTGCCATCTTACTTCTCCTTAGTACATCTTTTATAAATAAACCAAGCACCTATTGCAATAAAACCAATAATTGCTATACTGATACCCAACATACTATCTTCTTGTGCAGGTACAACTTCTACTTTGGTAGGTTGTTCTACAACTGCTACTGTTTTCTTATCCATTATGATCTCCTCTTTCTACCTTTCTTAGCCATTGATGCCATTTTTTTAGAACCGTACTTCTTACGGCCTATAAATGCAGCAAGAGCTTTAGGATTTTTTGCTCCACGTTTCTTTAGTTGTGTTTTTAGAGCTTTGAATCTAGCTCCACTTCCTAGCTTTGGTTTACGTTTCTTGGGTGACTTCATGATCTGTTGCTTTGCACTAGACCTATTAATCATAACTATTACCGACTACCTGACCACCTGTCATGCGATAAGTAATAGGTCCACCTTTTTTATATCCTTTTACTTTACCACCTGATTTTAATTCATCTATTACAGTATAGTCTACTATTACAGAACTATCACCTTTTCCTTCTTTAGGTTTTTTTAATCTTATAGGTTTCTTTTTAGATTTGCTAATACCACCTACTGTATCTATAATTTTTTTCTTTTTAGGTTTTTTAATATCACCTACAGTAATCTTACCACCTACTGTATCTACACTTTTTTTCTTTTTAGTTTTATTAATTGTAGGTTTTATTCTACCACGCTGCATTCCTTTTTTCATATCTTTTATTTTAAAGTTTTCCATAGGAATATTATCAAGCATATAATCTAAAGCTCCTACAGCAACTCCTGCTGGTCCTGAACGTTTAGCTATCTTTTTACCAATATTTTTTAATTTTTTTAATCCTACAGTTTTTTCACTTTTAGTAAGTTGTTTACTAGCATCTCTAGTTTTTAGTTGTCCTGTTTTTTTAGAACGGGCTGTTACAAAACGCTTACCTGAACGATTCCTTGGTTTTTTTTCTGATATTGCTTCAACTTCCATTAAACGAGAGCCATCTTCAAAAGGTCTTGTTGTGCCGGGTTTATATTTAGGGGCCATGATTAAAATCCTTTATATCCATTAGCTACAAATTTATCTCCTATTTTACCACCATTTCTTGCTTCTACTAAAGGCTTTGGTTTTTTTGCTTTAGGTTTTTTCTTTTTAGGTTTTTTACCTTCTTGTAATTCTTTAAGTCTTTCTAAACTTTTAAATGTTTCGTCTATAGAAGGAGATTTATTTGACATTATGGTGTTCCCTGTTGTAAAGTATCAGGACCACCAGCAGGTGATGCAGCAACTGCCATATCATCTTGACGTGTCCTTCTAGCTTGGTTTCTAAGTGTGGTAACTGCTGCTTGATATTGTGATTGCCATGCAGTAAGTGTATTCCAATCTTTCATGTACATCGTAGCTTCCATCATTGCAGCATAGAATAAAGCATCATAACAATAATTACTAAAGTAATTTTCTGTTGTAACACTTGTTCCTGTAGCAGAAGCCAAGGCCAGTGGTTGTGAAACTGTTTGTATTTCTCCTGTTAATGTAGATGCAGGAGTTGGCACGATAAATATAGAAGTATTATTCTTACGTGCATAGTAACGAGGTGTACCTGTAGAAGAACTTACAGGCCAATAGTCGTTACAATATTCAATTGTTCTTTGTAATAGATTAGTCTTAATGCTGGAAGCACTTGTAGTAAAATGTACATTACGTACTATACGTACCCTGTCTCCTAGAGATACAACCGCATTACTAGCCGTAAGCGTAATGGCTGAATACTCATCCAAGCCAACATCATCAATATCTTTGGTTAGACGTAGCTCTGCCCTACTAATGAAATTAGGTATTTCAGCAGTAAACTCAGTGCCATCATTCTCAGTTGTATTAATGAGGGCTGCTCTTAAATCAGAATACGTAGCCATGATTAGCCCACAAATGCTGTCAAGACACACCCATCAGTAGGACCAGATACACTGACAACACCATAGACAGGAACTCCAAGTTCCCCCATATAAATGTCAGTTGCTTCATTGGCAGCTACTTGAAATTTAATTGCAGTACCTTCTGCTGTTTTATTGGTAATCTGCTTTTGTCCCTTAATTGAATAAGAACCAGCAGCCGTAGCCAATGCGTGTACAGCCAAGATACGAGTTGTTGTAGGTTGTGGGCTATCACCAGCACCATTACTACCTACAGTCGTATCATCTTCTACATATGTAAGAACCGCATCACCTGTTGCAATCCCGACTTTAATATTTGTTGTCATGATAACTCCCTTATAAGTATGAGAGAGGTAGCACTACACTACCCCTCTCTACTGTTACATTAGCCAGCGGAACCGAAGAACCCACGCCAATCAGAGACACCGAAGCTATAACGCTCACGGGCTTTGAAACGAAGGTTTCCAGTATCGAAGTCAGGCTCCATTTTAGTCTGAAGCGGAGAACGAACAAACATCTTTGTTCCATTCGGTGCATCAGTCTTCACAAACCACGCATCAGTATCAGTGAAGCGACGGTTGATGTAGTAGCCTTCAGGGACCATACCCATGTTACGAATAGCATTGATAGCATTCGTGTTAGGGTTAGCCGCTGCAGCACTCGTTCCGGTGTTACCGGGGCTGCTGAGTACCTTGTCAGCAACGGCCCAATAGTCAACGGGGATGTGCAAAGAAACAGCACTGGCACCAATCAGAATACCACGATCATCTTTGATCTTCTGAATAGACGTTAGTGCAGTTTCAAGAGTTGCTTCTGATAGGTCAGACGCAGCCAAAAGGTTGGACTGATTACCATCAGAAATAGTTGGATGAGCCGCAGAGAAGAATGCAGCACCGTCACCAATAGTATCAGAGAAACCATTGTTGAAAATGTTTGCAGCTTTCACCTGTTTGGTATTTGCCATTGCTCGTGCAAGACCTTTCGCACGAAGTTTAGCAAACGTGTCATACAGGTTATCTTCCATTGCTTCTTCGGTGACAGCAAAGGCAAGAGCCACAGTCTCAGCCGTATAACGGGCCGTGTAGCTTTCCTGTGCGTCATCATAAGAAACAGCAGCACCTTCACCTTTTGCAGGTGCAGTACCGAAACCAGTGAAAAGAACTTCCTCTTCAAAGGCACGGTCTGAGTTCTCAATTTCAAAGAGAGGCTCATGCTCATTGTTCACCTCTCCATACTCCATTCCGAATACAGCATTTAGGCCGGGAAGGAGTTCTTTGCTAATACTAGCTCTATTAATAGCCATAATAAATCCTCCCTATTAAGCCGTTGATGCCGTAGCTGTTACGTAGCGATCACGATGCTGGTTGATCCAACATTCGACAATTGGATAAGCATCGGAATCCTTTTCATCAGGATACTTAGCTTTACCAATAACTCGTACAGCCGCTGTAGCTTCAGTTCCAGAAGCACCATCAAGATAATAACTGGACTGACCAGTTACCGTACTACCTGAAGAAGCTGTAGAACTAACAGTTACATTGTAGTTTTTAACAATTGCCAACTCAGCCGCAGAGAGCGACAAAGAGGCTTGAATGTAATAAGTCTGATCTGGATCAGTTATTACAAAGAATTTAATATCCGTGGCACTCGTTCCACCGTTCCAATAACGTGAGAACTTTTGCTCGCCATTTTCTACATATTGGCAACCCATGAAAACCCCAGAGGATTTAAGAGTAGCTGCAATGTAAGGCGAAATCGTTGCAAAGTTTGCACCCGGCATTACTACCGGATCGCCTGTGAAAATGTTGTTGGTGGGAGACTGAGCCTGACCAGTTGAAGTCAACGTAATCATGTCAGTCACGGCTTCGTTATTGTAGCCGCCACCTTTTTTACGAGCAGGAATGAAACCACGAAATGCTTTAGTAGTAGACATTGTTTCATCTCCTTAATTATGAAGAAGACTAATTCTGAAAAGAAGGTCGCCTTCCTCTTGTTGTTACTGATTTACTTGTGTTGGAGATAGGCATACGAGAGTCAGAGTTTTTCATGAGTTGTGCATTAACTGCATCCATCATGTCATTTGCTTTATTCTCATAGTGCTTTCTCCTAGCGTTTACCTTTCCTGCTGGCATTTTAGCCAAAGCTAAGTCTCCACGACAGACTGTACCAAGGTATCGGCCTTCATCCCTTACGAAGGATGTGACAGCTAATTCAGGAACTTCATCAGGAGTTACGAAAACCCATCCCGTTTGTTGTTTCTTACCAACATTCGTGATGTCATCTTCACCTTTTAACGATATACGTATCCAACGAAGGGCCATGCCTTCATTATCAAAACGTGCTTGTACCACATCTGGTATGGCGAGGGCATCGGGTTCCTCAAAGGTCCATTCGTCTTCTCTTAAATTTTGTTCTCTCAAACTGTCACTACGTGTTTCATTTCGTGTAGTATTCATTGTATTCTCCCACGCTACTATTTAATATTTGTATACTCACCATCAGCTTGTGTAACTTTAAGCTTCTGGGCAGCATACGTTTCAATTGGTATATTCCATTTTTGAGCTAATCTCATGTCTTCTTGCGTGAGCTTAACTTTGCTTTTAGAACTCGGAGAGGAGCGAGAACTCCCCGACACCACTTGAGCAGGTGTTGACGTATCTTCCTGCACACGTTCTTCAACTTTCCCAAACTTTTGTGGAAAAGTGTTTTTGATTCTGTTATCAATTTCTTGATAAAATTCACTATCATTAGGATCATAACCCTCATTCTTTAATTCTGCATCTATCGCAAGTGCTGCAGCCGTCATAATATTATCTTTACCAAACCAATCATTAGATGATGCCCATTCTTCTGCTCTTGGGTCAGCCGCTGGTTGTGCTACTTGTTGTTGCTGTTGCACTGGTTGAGCGACAGGCTGTTGAACTTGACGTTCATAATTAGCTTTAGCACTGGTAACTTGTTTTAAATCATTTTGAGCTTCATTTAACATCTCTTGAGCATTAAGAAGTTTTTCTTTTTCTCCTTCATCAAATGCTTCTAAGTAAACTTCTCTTGCTAGTGCTATCTTATCTGTCAGTTGTTTCTCTGAAAGATCAAGAGTATGTCTACTTATATTATTTACTTCATTATTTTTACTTTGTAATTTAGTAGTTAATTCTTCATTCTGTCTAAGTAAAGCTTCTACTTGATTTTCTTTTTCTTTTCTTTGTTTAACAAGCTGTCTAATTCTTTTTGCCGCACCATCAGTTTCAATTCCTTCAAGTTCTTTAGGCTCGTCGTTATTGACTTCCTCTTCTTTAGCTTCTGGTTTAGCTACAATTTCTTCCTTTTCTTCAATCTCATATTCTACTTTTTCTTCTGTATTAGGGATTTCTACAGTTCCCCAATCATCTTTCTCTGCCATATTACTCTCCGTTGCTTACGAGACAAACGCCTTACGTAAATTAATTGTTATACTATTATATCATACTTTTTGCTTCAATGCAAATTAATATTAGTGTTTTGCTAAATTAAATGTAGGATCAAGGTCTTTTGGGTCATTTACCCGCATAATTACCTGATCATCAAATAAAAGTAGAAGCTTAACATTCTGATAATATAGTTTCGTACCTGCATGTTTACCATAGCATACGTAGTCTCCTACGTTACACCATCCTCCATTGGGAAACTTATCCACATCTTTATAAGCTAGTTCGCCCAATGCAATTACCTTACCTACAGTCGTAAGATAACTCATGTCATCCTTGGTGGAATCAGGAATAAAGATACCACCTTTTGTTTTACTCTTTACTGATACGGGCCTTACTAATACATGAAAGCCCGGTAGTTCTGGAAGATTAGTAGGATCACTAACTTCATCTTCAATATCAATCCATTCATCGTTTTTTATGGCATTACCCATTTGTACCTGTCTCATTTAATCCTCTTCATACATCCTTTTTTTAATAATCTCTGTTAAGTTTGTCCTTGCCCAATCTAAACCTTGTATAGAACCTACAAGCTGTCTGTAATGAGCAAAGTCTTCTGCAGCACCGTCGCCCAAAGATGCTTTCAATCTTTCAATTTCTTGATTAAACTCTTGGACAACTTCATCCCAAATTTCCATTGGGATTACAGTGACGCTTTCCTAGTGCCTTTTTTAGGATTAGGCATCTCATAAGATTCCTTATCCCATTCATTTAGAGAGCTACGCATACTACGTACACCCCAAACATCTTCTTTAAATGGATTACCAAAACCCTTGGAAGTATCCTTTACATGTTCTGGATAACCCTTACCTTTCTTCATCATTAGTCTTCTCCTTTTTTCATTTCTTCAACTGCCAAGCGTGACAATGTATTAAGTTTAGTATTCTCTATATCTTTATCATCTTTTAGTTCTTCAACTTTAAGTTTACCAAGATTATTCATTGCTGTAATTTCTTTCTTGGATTCTCTATCTGCTTCAGCCTTCTCACGTTTAAAGTTATCAGAAGCACCAGACTCAATCATATCAAGTATCTGTTCATTCTCTTTAAGCTCAAGCTCTTTTGTTTTAAGTTCAAGTTCAGCAGCAGTAACAGCAGTATCTGATTGTAGTTTCTGTTGCTGTAGCTTAACCTTTTCTTGCTCAAGCATAACAAGCTGTTGTTCTGGTGTAGGTGGTGGTGGCTGTTGATTGGCTTGCATAACTTGTTGTGCAGCCTGTGCCATTGCCATCTCAATAGCTTGTGGTTGTTGAGCTTGTTCAGGTGGTGCTTGTTGCATCATTTGATTTGTAACACCATTCATTTGTTCTTGATACTTCATTACAGAATGTTCTTGTACATTAGATTCAAGTACAGGTTTAATCCTTTGCATAATAGGATTAGCACCATTGGCAGGGTCTTGTAGATAAGCCATCTTTACTTGTATGTGAGCATCATGGTTCTGACTAGGAAATGCTGCAATAGGCAAACCTTTAGTTACTGCCATGATATCAGATACAGGATCAAGCGGTTGTGGCTCAATCTTGGGTGGCAGTATCTGCTCTAGGTTAGGCATGTTGGCTGCATTGAGAATAGTTCTATTGAGTTCTTCAATGTTAAACATTCCCGGTGGGGATTGCTGTGCCATCTGTAGAGCCATATTTGCCAACATCATACGATGGGCATTAGAAGGAATATTAGGATCAGAGACAGGAACAATATCAACCCGTCCATCAAAGTCAGCTTTAAAGATACTTCTGTCTTCAAAAGGAACTTCATAAGGATATTCATTAGGTAAATAATCATAATCTATCTGTGCCAGTATTCTAAATTCATCCTTCTGTGACTTATGTAATCTTTTATGGATTGCAGAGAAGAACTTACTTGAAGCTTCAAGCAATGCCATTGTTGTACCCACGGGTCCATAGGAGGCAGCATCAGAGATAACTTGCTCAGTACTATCCGCAAACTTCTGACCAGCAGCAGTTACGAACCCAAGCATCTGGAAGAGCGTCGAGGAAGGCTCTTTATAGGGCAGGGGAACTATGGCCCTAGACAAATCAATGCCAGTTGCTTCGACCTCCTTGAACTCGCCGGGGGCGATAGGATCGTTGTCTCCAACCATCCGTACTCCCTTTGCCTTAAATCCTCCCGGTAAATTGGCGAACTGTCCAGCGTCAATAAGGGAGCGCATCGCAGCAGTTGCCGACATGGTGAGATTACCAAGGAAATGGATAAGGCCCAATCCA